AAGGAAAGGATGTCGCAATCCAGTTTTCATTGTTTTCAGAATCAAGTTCGATAACCGAAATAGACACAATGCACACGGATTTGAAGGCGTTGTTTGATGATGCGAAATTGACCATCACGGGAAGCACGATGGTAATTATGAAATGGGAACGAACGGTTTCAATGAATGAAATTGTGATAACCGTAAATGGAGAACAAGATGTAGATTTCTGGGCAGTTGATTATTCTATTTCCCTCCAAGACTCATAAAACAGAAAGGAATCTAATTTGAAAAACAAAAACATCATCGCAGTCCAAAATTTAATTCGATCCCTCGATATCCAATCCCTCAAAAATCCAACCGTAGTCGCCAACCTTGCCCGTGCATTTGGCATAGTCCAGTGGGGACCGGAAGTGTTCGGGGATGATGAGCGATTCAAGAATCCCGCATCATTTATGGCCGGGATTTACCAAACTCCGGACCAAATTGCAAAGTGTCTAGTTTATCTATCCGACTACCCCATCAATACTTACCTCGAAGTTGGGATATTCCAAGGTGGTAACTTTTTATTCGTTTCTGAATATCTCCACCGCTTCAACCCTAATATCCGCTGTATTGGAATCGACCCCACCTCTGCAAGTTTTATGAACGATGAGATCCAATCCGCAATCGAAAAGGAGGTCTGGATTACATTTAAACCCATTACCTCCGATTTTATTCACGGTTGCGAATTTGACCTTGTGTTTATCGACGGTGATCATACCCCGGAATGGATTGCAAGGGATTGGAATAATGTAGGCCAGTTTGCGAAAATCTGTATTATCCACGATATTCAAGAAACAACTTGTCAAGCGTGTGTGGATTTCTGGGCGGATCTAAAAAAACTGAAAAAGAAAACGGTTGAGTTTCTGGATTGTACAAGTCCAGTTCCGACACAGGGGATTGGAGTGATTCATAACCAGAAAATCGAGAAGGAGGGCAAATAATGATCCGGTTAATAATGCCCTTCTCGCGTCCAGAGAACAAGCAAAAATTAATTGATGGATATAAAGACAAAGGGGTAATTCTCTATCCAATCATGTTTCAAGATGAGGCAATTGATTGGGGAGAGGAGCACTGGATTCATCCCGTGATTATTTATGAAAACTCTATTAATTGTAAAGTAATGATGCCGGGGTGCTACAAACGAAACTGGTACATTAAAAACTATGAGATTATCAACGACGATTATTACGTAACCGTGGATGATGACGATTTCTACGAACCAAACGTATTCTCCGAAGTTGACCAGATGTGCAATGATATCGTAATCGTCTCCATGAAGCGTGGACACCACACCCCTTCGTCCGCCAAGCCTCCACGCGATTACCCAACTGATACTCTATTCGCGCATCCCAAGAACGTCCAGATCGGATGTATTTCCGCCCAGCAATCATTCGTAAAGGGTCATATATTTAAGCAACACCTCCACAATGAATACTTCCATTGCTGGGATGGGGAATTAATCGTCCATCACAAAGATTCCAACGAACAAATCGCCTACCGTCCGGACCTCTATGCATTATTCAACTATTTTGAGCCGGGGAGATGGGAGGATCGTGAAAAAGTGTTCTGGGGATGCATGGTCAACGATGCCCAGCGACTCTCGATGGTACTCCAGCGATCCCAGCTCAAGGGTGAAAAACTCAACTTTGTCCAGAACCCTGAATCCGCAACCAAGGGATTAAACTATTTGCTCGACAAGGCGGATGGTGAGTCAGCAGATTGGGCCATACTCGTTCACCAGGATATGTATTTCACCCACGAATGGCTTGATAATGTCCGTGCTCAGATCAAACTCCTCCCCGATAACTGGATCGCGTGTGGGCCAATCGGCAAAGACTCGACCGGCCTGATCTGCGGCAAATTCCACGACATGCGAATCCCTGATTGGTTTGATACCTCCGATATCCACACATTCCCTCATGAAGTTTGCTGTTTTGATGAGGCGGTAATAATTATTAATTTGAAGAGTTGTTTTCGATTTGATGAGTCGCTGGATGGATTCGATCTCTACGGCACCCTTATCGTACTCCAATCATGGGAGATGGAGGGAAAGTGTTTCGTTATTGATGCGCCATGTTCCCACTATTGTCTCCGTCCGTTCACATGGCACCCAGATTCCCAATTCATCAAAAATTACAAATGGCTTTTTGATAAATTCTCTGCTAAATGGAAATTAGACTCGACCGCTTTAGGATTATCCCCGGATGCGGAAGAAAGAGTTAAGCAATTAAAAGCGTTTATGACATCAGCGGCACCAGAATAACAGTAAATATCCAAAGGAGGATACTACAATGGCTAAAATTGCAGGAGTAAACGGAAAAGTGATGTACGGAAGTGTGATCGTTGCGGAGATGGTGTCGTGGTCGATGTCTGGATTCTCGATGCCGGTAACTTCCGCTCCCACCGCGTTTGGCGACACAGGCACAAAGGTCTATGCGGTTGCCGAATTGGGGGAGGCCGGAACAATCGATTTTAACGGCAATTACGACCCGACTGATACTACGACTCAGGCGGTTCTGAGTCAATTGTGCCAGGCCGGAACGCATATTACCAACCTCTACCTCTACGCGAATACTTCTACTTTCTGGCGTGTGGGCGCAGGTGGCGATATCATTATTACTAAAGCGAATGCTATCACCCTTCCACGCAATAACTACGGCACCATTAGCTTTAGTGGTCAGGTTTCTGCGAAGGCGATGGAGCAGGTTGGCGTGGGTACGTAGTCCTGCGGACGGCTGAGGCGGTGGCCGAGTTACATCTCCAATTTTAATTTATAGAACAATCGTTCTAGGTGGATAGTTGTATGAAATCTATAACCCAATCACAGAAAGGTAGGAGGGAGATGGCCGAAGAAAAGTTTATTGATATCGAGATGGAAGTGACTGAGGGTGAGTGGTTTCCTTTTCAAGCGTCGCGTGTGGATTCGGATACTGGAAAGATTATTTGGGATGATCCCGTGTTGGATGACAAAGGCTCTCCCATCGCATCTCTCCGGGTTCGTTTGATGGCCCCATTTTATGAGGAACGTATCGCCAAGCGTGGGAGGGTTGTCGAACACATCTTCAATCCCAAGACCCGTGCAATGGAACGTGTCGTGTCTCTCAAGGAACTCTCTATGGATGAGATCCGTTCCGAGCGCGATGATGCCATTGATTACGCGATTACCGGGATCAAGGGATTCCGCGACAAGACTACCAAGAAGCCTCTCGAATGCACCCGTATCAATAAACTCGCAATGCTCAGATCTCCGGCGATTGATCGGTTCTTTGGTTACTGCCAGGAACGCTTGTCTCAATCCACCGTGGAGGAGAAAAAGGCAGAAGCTGAAAATTTTACCAGTGGGTCGAATGGGCAGACCAGTATAAACCCGGAGTAGAGGGTGGCCCTTGCGATTACTGTTCTAGGAAATCCGCAGAAAGGATACCACCCGAATCGCCTCCGTGTGAATCATGTCGGGTGGAACTGGTGAGCGCAAACAGAGACGCGGCAAGAGTGTTCCAGATTGTTCGGTCACAAACGCTGGACCGGATTCACATGGAGGGTGGGATGGGAGGAATGGTGGCCTATTCCCGCCCACACGATTTGAACCATTTGGCAATCTGGGCAATGATTGATGCGTTGGGAATTAAAAATCGAGTTGATTGCTTCAATCGAGTATTAACGGTGTTCCGGGAATGGTTGAGCAATCAGGAGTAGTCCGATGCCGAAGGTTTATATATACAGGGAAATCGCTGATAATGTGGTGATGGCAGAGGCGATGCGTCGGATTGAAGCAGCGGGAAATGTATTAGCAGAAAAAATCAGATCCAATCTCAGATCGCAAATCAAAAATCCAAATTACTCCAGACCTCCGTATAAAAAGGGACGATACGCCGGTAAATGGTGGACGGCCCGTGATGCGGGGGAATTGTTAAAATCTGTCCGCGTGGTAAAAAAGTTCGATTCCATCCATCGGAATATCTGGATTGTTGTGGGGAATTCCAAAGCTTACTATGCCGCAATCTATGAATACGCGACCGATCCTCAACGCGGGAAAAAATTCTACCGTCCCGCACTCGCGTCCGCAAGACCAACAATGAAATCGGTGATCGAAAATGGCTGATACTGCCGGTGGAACTAAATTTGCCCAGTTAATTACCGAGATCGATCTTGACAGGTCGAAATACGATAAAAAACTGGATGAGTCGGTTGAGGCCGCGAATTTAGCAACTGTAAAAATCGAATCCGCGTTCAAAAAGTTGGGATTGCGGACGGATGAGAGTTACGAAAAGCAACGGGTCGCAATAACCACGTTCTATAAAAAAATCATCAACGATGCCAATTCTTCCGCGAATGAACGTGCTGCTGCGGAAGAGATGTTGGCGAAGAAAATTGAATCAATCAATGCCCGGCAATATTCCGCGTTAAACTCCATGAGGGCCGCTGAAAAGAAATCCATTGACGATGCGAAGGCCGTTCAGGACGGTTACTGGACTTCGATGGGGGTGAGATCGAATGCTCAGATCGAGGCCCAGAAGAAACAGGTGATGGATTCCTATAACGCATTACTGGTGGGTGCGAAGGGGAATCATACTGAGCTGTTAAGATTAGAGGCCGCGAAAAATGAAAAATTAAAACGTCTCCAGGATGAATTGGTTGGTAAGCACGATTGGTCGATGGCTGCGATGACCCGCGCTGTGCTCAGATTATACGCCGCTTGGTACGTTTTCTCCGCTGCGGTTCAGGGTGTATTGATGCCGCTGGAAAAAGGATTCAAGGCGGTAGAGACATTCAACACTTCAATTGCATCGATGGCCGCGATGGTGGTGTCATTTTCTCAGCGATCCGAGGGAATGAACCTGGCCGGTCAATGGCAACAGGCGTTAGCATACTCAAAGGAATTGATCCCAGTACTCGAACAAATCGCCGCGAAAACTCTGCTATCCGGAGAAGAAACAACCGCTCTTGCAAATGCATTTGCGAGATCCGGAGTGTTTATCAATGCCAGCAATGCCGCACAGATCGAAGGATTCACACGGATCTCCAATGCCCTTCCATTAATGACTCGGGGGCAGGAAATCATGCGGCAGATCAATACCGAAATTCGGGGGTTAATGACAGGTCAGAATGCTCAATCTTCAATGATGTTGATTACGTTGCGTGAAATAGATCCGAGAATAAACGAGAACTTAAAAACCTGGAGAGCGCAAGGAACGGTAATTGAAAACATAGGCCGATTACTTGAGGGGTTTGGACCATCAACCGGAATACTCGAAAACCAGTGGCAAGCGGTAAAATCCACAATCGATACCACCGCGACTCAAATATTGCGCGGGGTAATGAAACCGGTTTATGAGGAAATAATCGAATCCACGAAAGAATTAAACGAGTGGCTTATTAAAAACAAAGACTCCCTCCAGAATTTTATCGACCGTCTTACAATGATGAAGAAAATGTATGACGAACTGACTCCGGATGGAACCGGATTGGCTGTAACGGGGGGGATTTTGGGGAGATTGCTTTTCGGTTCAACTCCCGCTGGAGTTATGGTTGGGGCAATGATCCTTGCCAGTGACATGATGGATCGTTTGGGGGTTAAAACATGGAAAGCCAAACGTGAGGCTGAAATGGCTGCGGCGGCTTTTGCTGAGATGGCGAAGCAGTCTGGATTATTTGGGGGTGGGGAAGCTGGACCTCCTAGTGGATCGGGGAGAGGATTTGGACCACACAATCCCACTCCGAAACCTCCTGTCCCAACCGAACAGGAATTGGATGCTGCGAAATCCGCTGCGGAAAAAATCAATAAAGACATTTACTCCTCCGAAGTTGAGCGTGCGGACCATCTTCTCAAAATGTATAAACTTTCTGGAATGAATGAATTAAACGAGGTGATGGCGAATCTCAACCGCAAAGAAATCGCGCTCAATAAGTGGTACGATGCGGAACGAAAATCAATCACTACCAACGTCCAAGATGAAACGAAACGATCCGCTGCATTGGCCGTTCTGGATGCGGAATATAACAAACAGTGGCAGAAATACGAGGATCAGCGGAAAGAGAAAACGATTGAGGTGACTGAATTCCGCAAAAAGGCCGGATCGTCGTTCACCACATGGCAGACGAAGCAAATACTGGACGTTACTGAATTTGACCGATTAAAGGCCGGGGAGCGGATGTTCATCAGCGAAACAATGTGGGATCAGATTCAGCAATACGAATTCTTAACTGGGAAGAAAATCCAGAAGGATCAGATTGCGTTTGTCGGGATAATGATTGATGAATATAACCGCTACCTTGATGCAATTTCATCCGGAGTCACCTGGAGGCAAAAACAGGAATCAGATCAATTGGAATTCGAGCGTTATAATGGTGGATTGCGGAAAAAAGTAAGTGCGGATACATGGGACAATATTCTCCTTTACGAACGGTTGACCGGGGTAAAGATTCTCGCTGATCAGATTGAGTTTGTTGAGTTGATGGTCAAGGAATATAAAGATACGTTTGTTGGCGGGGTCCAAGGTGCATTACTGGATCTCGAATCCCGATTCACCACATGGGGGACTCTGGCCGGGGAGGTTACAAAAGCATTCACGACCGAGGCTGAAAAGCAACTGTCTGATAATTTCTACCTGATGTTTTACGGACAGTTTGATAAAGTTGGAATGGATTGGGACAAACTCCTCGACGGGATGCTGAAATCCTTCGCTGATTGCCTGGCTAAGATGGTTATGGAGGCAGCGGCACAGGAAGTCCTTATGATGTTTAAAGCCTCATGGACACAGGATTCTGGCGGGATTTTAGGCATAATTAACAAGGGGTGGGATCTCTGGAATTCAATTGGTGGGGGATCTTTCACTGGAGATGACATTGGATGGCAACCAACAACGGGACCGATGGACGGATTGGCCTCTGGTGGCCCTCTTTCCGGAAAACCCGTATGGGTTGGCGAGCGAGGGCCAGAATTGTTATTCCCCTCCGGTCCCGGCTACGTCATGGAGCACAATCAATCGATGTCCTATGCGGCCAAGAATGGCGGATTCATTCCCGGATTGGCTGATGGTGGATATACGGGCAAGCCGTCCGATTCATATGTTCCTAGTCGATGGTCTACCCCGTCCGTTCAGGCGGCAACGCGGCGATGGCTTGATTCTCCTGAATATGCGGCTCAGAAGCAACTTGCGGAATTCACTAGGGCAATAACGAACAACGCTCTTATGTCTAGCGGTGATTCAGATATCATAAATCCGATATATGAGCCGGGATCGATTGGCCCGGAAATTATTGCTGCTCGTCAAGAGCCGGATGGATATTTCAGAACCTACTGGCGTGATGGAACAATGACCGAAGTTCTCAATGATGACTCTACGAGTGGATGGGCGAAGGCATTCACAGGAACTATTGACGTTGCCTTGGCTGCTGCATCTTCATACGTTTTGGGGCCAATCGGAGCAGGGCTGATTCAGGGAATAAAAACAGGTGCAATGTCGGGGGGTGATTGGTCTAAAGCAAGTCTAGCGGCTGCGATGGCTGCGGCATCGTCTTATATGTCGGGTGGTCAAGGATTTGGGAGCGGGGCTGATGATGCGGCAATGCAGGCTGCGGCAGATGGGGCGTGGGAAGGCGCTGGAGCGGGATTTGCTGGTGTGGAAATGTCTGACGTGTTGACTTGGGCTGGTGGAGCTGCAACGGATTACGCGAAGAAGCAAGCATTAAAAATGCTGTTTAATTTCCTTGGGCAAAATATTGGTGGCGGGGATAGCGGATCGGCCAGTTATGGATTTGAGGGTGCAAGCGGGGATCTATCCGGGCTGATGGATGCGATGCGCGGGATTGCTCCGAAATCAAGCACGTTTGGATTCTCTGCGAAAAACGGATTGGATTATGTCCCCTACGACAACTTCCCGGCACGACTTCATAAATCCGAGAAAGTTTTGACCGCCGAAGAAGCTGATAATTATCGGAGTGGTGAGCGGCCAATCATCCATACGCATGTGTACTTGGATCGTCGGGAGATCGCATTGGCTGTAGCGGATGAGGCGGCGGTTAATCCAAGGATGAAAAGGAGGCTAAATTGAGTGCGGCTGAAATGTACGATAGATTATCCACCATCGCCTCCGATGTAAACCAGACCCTCTCTATCGCGTGTCAGGGGGAGATAACCGAGGAGGGTGGGTTTAATCAAAAAGTCCATAAGGGTTACGATGGGTCAGAGCGACGAGTTAATCTAGGCTCAACCACCCCTGAATTTTACTGCACATTTAATTGGAATCTTTTATCCGAATCCGACATGGGGACGATATTTGATTTATACTTCGACTCCACAAAGGCATTCGGGATGGTGAATAGTTTCAAGTGGAGTAAGCGTGATGATGGCCACACCTATGTAGTTCGATTCGCAAGCGAAATTTTCACCAGATCCGGGAATTCCAACGCGAGAATGGGGAGCCGTGGAGTCAAATTACGAATCCTTGGGAGGATAGCTGATTAATGCGAACCTTTGATGCGACCCAGACCGCAATTATTGCCTCCGACGCTATCCCTGAAATTTCTTGGCTATTTGAAATCGATAAAGATGGCGATGGAGACATTGATTATTACTGGTCAAATAAATCAAAAGTCTGGGATGGGAACACTTATGATTTTTACATCACCGATTTCTCCCCAATCCGGATGGAACGCAACCGTTCTGAATATGGAATAAATGCGCCTCCTGCATTTAATTTTACTGTATCCAACCCATCCACAGCGTTATATCCATCTGATTTTTCAGGCGGAAATGTAACTGTTCGATTAATAATGAAAGGCGATGGACCCGCATTAATAGTTGGAAATGATTCAACTTTTGCAGGCGCGAATAACTGGGAAAATGTAAATCTGTCTGCGTTCGATTCGACGGGTGATTTGACGATATCATCCAATGCGGCAAATCAATTATGTATTCTCCCGGATGTACACATTGGATTGGAGGCAGGGAGACGATATCGGATAGATTTTACCGGATCTGCGTTATCTGGGAACGGATTCAAGGCATACGTTGGAGGATCGAATCAATTCATAGGGCAAATCGCAACCGGACTAAATTCGTTTGATTTTACATTACTTGCCGGATTTAACGGGATAATTATTGTTGCAGATGGATCTGGAAGCGTAACGATTGACAATATAACACTTATAGCTACCGACGCGGAATCAGAAATGGTTTCTTGGAATTTCGATTTTGCGGGCGTGTCTCCAGTTGATCAGACATTAAAATTCGAGTGCCAATCGTGGATTCAGAAATATTTAGAAGGAGTGTACCCCAACACCGAGACATTCGATTCCCTGTGGCCTTCGGATCAGAATGATTATAGCGGGTGCGTACCGTTGATTTTTGGGACTTGTTACATCCCCCTTCATTCCGCGTTTATATCCACAGATCGATTTTATATTCTTGGACCAGCGGGACCGACCTACACAATCACGAAATCCAGATCCCCCGTGGAAATCGATACTGTAACTGAATGGGTGCCTGCATCATACACGTTTTCGCAATCCAATAAGGCTGGGAGCGATGGAGCAAATTACCGCGCGTTTCAATTAATTGGCACAACCGTAACCACCGATCCGACTGGAAACGTACTATATAAACTATGGAATCGGATATTTGGGAGTCATCAGGGGGAGGATTTAATCACAACCCAATCCAATATCGGTGCATCATATTTATCATTACCAACCAAATATTCCAGGGATGACACGGTTTCGTTGACCAATCCCGGTGACGTGATTCATTATATATTGGAGGATTTTGGAATTCCGTCTGCGTTGCTGGATGCGACTACTCTGGCCTCCGTGATTGCAACATTTACAGGATGGGGGTTGACGTGGAATACCGGGTTATATGAACAAAAAGATCGGAAAACTTTACTGGCTTCTCTGTGCAACCAATGCCATCTTGAATTAATTGTCAGAGATAAAGTATATTTTAAGGTCCATGTAATCGCTCCAGTTGATACCATCACATCCTCAGACACTATCCCTGATTCGTTCAATTACAAGGCAACCAAGCCGGAAATCGCCAATTGTGGATACGCTTCGTTCCCTGATCCGTCAAACGATGTACCTGTGTCAAAATTAACCCGGAAACTTGTACCGGCCAAGGCAGCGACTACCCAGAAATCCACAATCGAGGTTGATTGCTCGTTCGTATCATCCGGGACCGTTCATGCTCAGAGGTTGGGATCGCTTGTATTACAACGGAAACTTCTCCCAATCGCGGATGTATCGTTTGTTGAGAAGGGGTACATGCTTGCGGTTGAACCAGATGATTTCATTACCGTATCCGATGCGAATTTCGGAGCAGGGGTTGGCAATACATATGTAATACTTATCGACTCGGTTTCGTATAACCCTGATTCCTCTATTTCATTTACCGGAACTAGATTCTCCGATGCATTGGAAGATTTTGCCGATACCGTACCCGCTGGCGTGACCGTGGCGACCGATACCTCCTCGAACCCATATCAGGTCGTTCTGGCCGGTCCAATCGCTACAGGCACCCCTACAGGCGATAATCCGGGCATTTTTAGCGGGGTGGTGAGAGCGAGTGAGAATGTTGGGCTGTCTGGATTGATTTCTGGGGCTGTGGATTGGAGGATTTGGGCCGGGGATACCTTTGCAAATCGATCCATTGCGCCGTTCAGAGTTGATGATGATGGGAACGCATACATGACCAATGCGTATGTGGAGGGGATTGTTGCCGGATCATACATCTACGGGTCGAGTTTAATGACCAAGGGGACGTATTTAGCTTCGACCTGTGCCGCTGCCGATGCGACAATCAATGTGGGGGATACGACTGATTTCCCCGCGTCTGGATCAGCGTCATTCATCGACTCCGCAAATGACCGCGATTCATTCACCTATACCGGAAAAACCGCTACCACATTGACCGGGTGTAGTGGAGTTCTGGCGCATACGGTGAGTGCGACAAATAAGCCGTTGGTTGTACCGGAAGTAAAGGGAATGTATATTTCCGATGCTTCAAACGAGATGAGATTTTGGGGAAACCGTGGCGATGGAACCATTGAGGAGCTAGCAAGTATCGGGATAAGGACTTCGGATAATACGATTATAGGAGTTGGGAGTCCTAATAGTTCAAAAATAGGAATGTTCGCAGAATCTTTATCAAATATTGCTATTTGGGGAATAAGCCATATATCAACCGCTGTTACTGGTCAAAGTGTTCATGGGAAAGGAGTTTCCGGAACAAGTACGGATTCTTATGGAGTTTATGGAGCAAGTACAAATAGTTATGCAATTTATTCGGCAGGAACATCATATTTAGGTGGAGATACAACTGTTGTTGGTACGGCTCGTCATTCCACTGCTGCCAAACGCCGCTACTACCACATCCCCCTTGAGGCAGCAAATCCTGGAGGCTCCGGAGCGACATGGGTGGTAGCAGGCGCAAATACCACAGGGGGGTGGAGATTAACCAACGCGGCATGGCTATTGCGCGGCCAAGCAGACATCCACGCGGATTGGGATGGGGCCAGTGACATAAAAGTCGGGCTGAAATTCATGGTAAATCTTGATAACTCCGGAGGTGGTGCCGGGGATACCGTAGACATTCAATTAGTTGCCCGTTATAAAGGAATCGGGGATACAGTGGTTAAATCCCAAACTGTAGAAAATTCTGTGGTGGTGGGCGCATCCGCTCAATACAAGCAATTTGAAACCCTATTCACAATTGATTTCGACGCGGTAAGCAACGTGGTCGAGGTTGGGGATGCGATCTCAATCAACATCAATCTCGAAACCGACACATCCGAAGTCGATGATATTGTAATCACATCTATGGAACTTTATTACAATACAACCCATATCGGAATTGAATCCGGGGATGTGTAGAAAATTAATTAAAATAATGCTTGACAATATAATAAAACGGATTTATTGTTCCATCCAACGGAGTAACCATAGACAATGAACTGACCATAGAAAAGGAGAACATCATGCCCACCGACCCTTGGACAATTTTTGGAATCGGACTAATCTGCGGGATCGTTGTAACAATCTTGACTATCGGACTCGTACAAATTATCGCTGAACACAACCACCATAACCGTAACATCTAAACGAAAGGATGCGTGATGAATCGCGCTATCTTGGGAATTTGTTTGCTGGTGATGGTGGGGTGCGGGGGAGGGAATTATAATCCTCCTACTGACGATAATCCGCCTCCTGTAGCTCAATCGCTTTCTGGGGAATACGAATTTATTCCATCCGGAAATGTGCAATACCTATCGACTGATGGGACGCATGGAGAATTTCCAACAACATCAACATGCTGGATGGAAGTGATTGTTTCCGGTAATGAAATCACAATCTATCGGATTGATTTTGGATCGGTTGATGAGGATACAAAAACAGATGGAGTTTTTGATAGCAATCGGAATTCATTCACTGCATTAGCGAGAAAATCAGTTGGATCAACAACAATAAATTACAAAATTTCTGGATACTTTGACGATTCCGGGTGGTGGGGCAGATACATAATCTCATATCAAAATGTAACATATTGGATCGATTTTACCGGAACCAGAAAGGCCACAAATTGAGAAATTTAGATTTTACCGGAATGCGTTTTGGATCTGTTACAATATTAAATAGGTTCGATACCGACAAATGGGGAAGGCAACTATGGATGGTAAAATGCGATTGCGGAAGGGAGAAGCCCGCTCTTGAAGTTGTTTTCAAGGATAAAAACTATAAAAGTTGTGGATGTTATGCAAGAAAAGCGGCAGGAGATAGAAAAAGAACACACGGGATGAGTAAGACTAAAACATTTCATGCGTGGCAGAACATGCTGGATAGATGCGAAAATAAAAACAGTGTTAGTTATCCTGGTTATGGAGAACGCGGAATTGCTGTCTGCGATGAATGGCATAATTTTATTAATTTTTATAACGACATGGGAGAAAAACCAAAAGGAAAATCTATCGAAAGGATTAATAACGAAAAGGGATATTGCAAAGAAAATTGTAAATGGGCAACAGCAAAAGAGCAGATGAATAATACGAGATATAGTAAAATTCTTACATTGAATGGAATTTCATTAACGATTTCTCTGTGGAGCGAGAGATTGGGGATAAATAGATCAACCCTATACAATAGATCGCTTCGCAAATGGACGGATGAACGAACGCTAACATTGCCCGCAGGAAAAAGAAAAATGAAAGGAATGTAATAAGTTGCGCAACCTTCTTGACAGTAAAATTTGTGCCCACTTCCGGCCATCATTCGATAACCGCGAATGCGACTTTTACTCCTTCGCGGAAGATGATCAAATGGAGCAAGTCTCCGGGGAATGTGGGTTTTGTAAACGGCCTGAAACGTATCGATGCATTGCTGATATCACCCGCGCGATTCCCCAATCTCATAGTAGCGTGGGAAATTTCTTGGCCTGTCATTATTATTATTATCTCACAAAAATTATTGGAATCGAAATCCGCCCACACCATTTATCCATTCCCCTCAAGGCCGGTAAATTGTGGGACTGCACAAAGCAATTCCATCTTGGTGCGACGGAGATCCGGGACCGCGACGTAATATTTAAATCTCCGTGGGATGTAATCAACCACTACCAAATCGATCCCAAAACAGTCGCCAAGGTTCGTGCGTTGTTTAAAGCCTACAAGGAACTCGAAATTACCGTTGAGCCGGGGTACGAACTTCAGGCCGAGGTGAACTTAAATTACTCCATCACCCTTCCACCCTCATCATTTATCCCATCCATCAACATCGGCAAGGAGGCAATTAACCTCTGGGATGCGAGAAATGAACAAGCGGGAGATAAGCGATTATGGACTTTTCCGTTAAAAGTGAATGGATTCTACGACCGGAAATATCAAAAATACTTCACTGAGGATAAATTAAGCGGGAAGCCGGAATATTTATTGGACCCGTTCTATATCGACTCCCAGTGCTCAACTTATTTTATGGCCGATCCAAATCTCGACTATTGCATCATGGAAGTAGTTCAATTCCCCCAGCAAAAAGACCTCAAAAAGAAAGAGGAATCCCCGGAGGAATTAATGCAGAGGGTTTATGATGATGTGCTTTCCCGGCCATCAAAATACTTTATCGGATGGGATAATAAAAAACGCATGTACGGGGTGAAATTTTTCCGAGGGGAATTCAATCTCAAGGCCGCAGAGGAACGATTTCAGCAAGTAACGATAGAGATCCAGGCTTGCCGCTGGTCTGGGAAGTTTTACAAGAACTTTAGAACCTGTGGAAATATGTTCAATCATCCTTGCGAGATGCGGACGATTTGCAAGAATGGTAATATTGCTGATGAGATGTATCAAATAAGAAAGTAGGAGGAATGATGCAATTAATCAATCATAAAAATTTGGAGGAGAGTCAGGGGAACTTGATGCTGGCCTACGCAATCGCAGGTGGTCACAAGACATGCACAATTATCCAGACCGCCGAAGATCCGATAGTGTATTTGACCGCCGAAGGGAGGAAGGTTAAGACTTCCATTGTCGCAATCAATCGGCCAGCTCTCCGCATGAAAGTCGGCGTGTACGAAGGATTTGATGACTTGATTGACACGATCTATACCCCGTCGAAATTTGAGGGCGGGAAAACAATATTTCTCGACTCTCTTACTCATCTCATGCTTGTTCATTTGTCCCAAGAAATTTTATCCGAAAACTGGGCCAGCAAATCCGACAAGGAAAAGGATGAGATCGAAAAACAGCTCACTATGCAAGTCAAATTGTCCGAGGAATCCTATGGAACCTTGGCCCAACAGATGAATCGACTCATGCGTGGACTACAAGGGTTGACAATGGCCGGTTACGATGTGGTGTGTAGCGCGAGATTGTCTGATCGGCCCAAGTGGAACCGATCTCTATCCGCTGCGCCTGCACTAATGGGGAAAGAGTTCAGCAAATCAATGGATGGGTTTTTTGACTTCATCGGCTATATCGAACCGTGGGAGGCTCCAATCCTTCCGGAAGGTGAGAAGCCACCCACAATCGGAGCGACTACCGCTGAAACCTGGAAGTATTTTGCACCATTGGTTTCATGGAACCCAAACGAGGATTATATGGCTAAATGGACAGGGGTGATGCCGCCAAAGGGGATTGTGAAGAGGAAGTTTCATGTGCAAAAGACGTTTCAGGAGGCCAATGGGATTTTTCGATAATGGATGGGTGGCGGAAATGGTATACGGCAGTAGATTGGCGGAAGCACCCTAAAGTCGCCGTTGTGGTGGCGGAAAACCACCCATAAATAAAAACCGAATCTCTAGGGCACTGTAGGTTCGACTCCTACCCCATCCAACAGTTTTAATAATAGAAAGGGGGTGATTCAGTCTAGATCCAAAAATAATTACAAAGGAGGTAACGTGAGTGAGGTAACAAGCCCGGTAACGGTTGTGGACGCGAACGTGGTGGCCTACTTGGTTTTGCGGGGATATGTTGCGATCCCGTTTATCAAATCCAAGTCAAGCGAAGGCCAATCGGCGCGGGTTGCGTGGGATGTCCAGGGGAGTCCGGATGCCATTGATCGTGAGATGAAAAAGTATTACGCGAACGAGAAGGTTGGCATTATGGAGTACGTGCGGATTCTCAAGGATATCAGAGGGGAAATGTATCAGATAAAAAGTATCAGGGGCCAGTTACGAGATAGCAATCCATAACCCAAAAACCAGAAAAGGAGGTACAGAGATTTGAGATTACAAGCGCGTGAACGTGGGACAATCGAGAGCGGGTTCGAGAGGGTGCCGGAGGGATGGCATGTGTTCAAGATCGATGAGGGGATCGCGTACCTCATGAAGAAGAAGGAGGAGGGAAAAGACGAGCAGATCGCGGTAAACGGTCAGGGAGACAAGTTGTGGAAAATTACCCTCACCGTGGATGATGAGGACGACGCGGCAAACGGTCAACGGATGGATCAGATCGTTGCCGAGAACAAGCGCGGTGAGCAGATTGTGACCGATTTCCTCGGTGCTACCGGCCTGTTTGCGGCGTTTGCGAAGAACTTCCCCGGAGATGTCAGCGTGTTCGATACCAAGGTCATGGACAAACTGAAAGGGAAGCTGCCGGGGAAGTTGATGCGCGGGAAGATCAAGCACAACGAGAACAAGAAGAATCCGGACCAGCCCTATGTCAACATGATCGGGTTCGGGAAGATGTCCGATACAATTGAGCAGTTGGAGAAGGATCTGTTCCCGGCCAAGAAGGGGAGCGGATCGGTGAAGAAGGAAGCGGAGAAGAAGGAAGTTGAAGCGGATGAGGAGTTCTGATAAGTAGTTAAAATTTCTGGATAATCCAGCGTTTCCCGGTATCGAATAACCGGGAATTAAAAATATTATAAATAATGCTTGACATGATAATTAATATAATATAATCTACCATCAAAAGTAACATCAAACTCAAACACAGAAAGGACTCAACTATGGCATTACGTGACCAAGCAATCTCTCGCGGCGCATCAATTTTAATCTTCGATCCACGCGACATCGCAGAAATCGAAACCTTCAACACTCGCAACATGGAGTCTCCGGAAACAATCGCGTACATCCGGGGGATGGCCGACGCAATCAAGGAAAACGGTAACGAATCCTTCCCTCCCATCACAATTACCCAAGAGGGTGATCAGATCGCGGTGATGGCTGGATGGTGCAGGCGTAGAGCGCATATCCTCGCAATGGATGAGGGTGCGCCAATCAAAGGGATCGCGTGTCTTGCTGCCGGAAAGAAAACCAAAGAGGATGTCACACTGGATATCCTTACCTCCAATTCCGGCCTTCCGTTATCTGCAATGGAGCGGGCCAAGGCAGTCAAGCGGCTTACATCATTCCTTTGGACTCCGGCAGACATCGCCAAGAAAACCGGGTGGTCGATCTCCACAGTCAATAATCTGATCGCCCTCTACGACGCTCCGGATGAAATTCAGAACATGGTGAATTGCGGCCAAGTCAGTGCGACATTCGCAACAGAGATCGTGAAATCCAACCCCCCCGACGAAGCACTCAAAAAACTCAAATCCGCTGCCGATACCGCTGAAAAGGCCGGGAAGAAAAAGGCCACAAAGAAGGATCTCCAGAATGTAGCGGAGAAGGGGGTTAGTTGGAAAAAGTACGGGCCGCAACTCTATAAAATTCTCAACGCGATCTACGAATGTCCCGTGAGCGACCGGAGCAAGTTGCAGGAGAAAATCGCTGCGGCTGGGGAGTTGCTGGCTGACATGGAAACGCAATATCCGAATCTGAGAGAGGAGGAGTAACATGGAACTGATCGACACGGAAGAGAAGGCGAAAGAGAAAATATGTGTGGAAATGAGGGCGGTTTCCATAGGAGGCTATCGAGACTCAGCGAGAAATTCTGAATTCGATGGTCCGACAATGATCAGGGCAACACAATGTGTTGGCTCTAGGTGCATGATGTTCCGCTATGATGGCAACACAAGCCAGTTTTTCTGTGGAAAGGCTGGGAAACCCTAATGGAACCAATCAAAATTTCCGCCAAAAACCTCGGTCAGACAGCTCTGGAGGATTTCTGTCCACGGTGTTATTGGATTAAACTTCGGACAGGCTTTAAACTCCCGTGGCAGTCATTTCCGGGAATATTCTCATCAATCGATTCCTACACGAAATCGTGTATTCATCAAATTATTGATAACCGCTATAAGGATGAAGAGTCTGGGACCATTCCTGATTGGATGCAAAAAATGGGGAATATTACTAGTTACGAAAAAGTCCCCCATTGGAGCAAGAACACCTACCATGATGAGAAAACCAACATCACGTTTCAAGGCGCACAGGATGATATTCTGGTGTGCAGCGATGGATCTCGGATTGTGCCTGATTATAAGACAGCCAAGCACACCGATACCCAGGATAAATTGTTCCCACTCTACGAAGTTCAAGAAAACGTCTACTCAATTCTATCCGAAAAAGACGGTCAAACTCCTGTGAAATTATTCCTTGTTTACATGGAACCATGCACCGAACCATCCTACGCATCGGATAACATTATCGACTGCGGATTCCGGATGTGCTTTTCAGGAGTCGTAGTGCCGGTTAAGCGTGACCGATCAATCGTGCGTAAGGCATTGAATACGACGAGAGAGATCGCAGACATGCCAATCGCTCCAAAGGGTAGAGTCGGATGTAAGGACTGCGAACAGCTGGATAGGGTGATCGGCCTACTCGGAATGGCTCCACACAGTAATGCAGGACTGGAGGAATAGGAATTGAAAACCTCCCCCACTAAACCATCTCAAACTTTCTACCATGTAACAATCGACGGGGAGGCGTTCGATACCACCGCATCCAATCCAAACGCCGCGATATCGAAGTGTGCGTATAAATACGGATATCGGATGGGAGTGCCGGTTGCGCTGGTACAGTGGAAGATTAAAAAGGGGGAGTTGGGGGTGAAGGTTAAGGAGGGGTAATTTATGAATGAGGCAATGGTTGGATTTTTAGTTTTATTTGCTATCACAATTATTATTTTGCAGCCCGGAACATGGGTCGATTGGACGTTTGAAGGAATAGTGCTTGTTTCGTATTGGGTAGCTGTCAAATTTTGGATATTATAACCCATAGAAAAAGGAGAAATTGCATGAAAATCATCAGTCTTGCCGTATCAAATATCATGAAAGTGACCGCCGCGCTTATCCAGCCCAAGTCCGATGTGGTTGTAATCCAGGGGGAGAATGAGGCAGGCAAAAGCTCCCTGTTAAATTCAATAGTTATGGCATTTTCCGGAGATCGTGCATTGCCAGAAATGCCTTTGAGACGAGGCCAGAAAAAAGGAGAGATTGTTGTTAAATTGGATGGCGATAAGGCTCTCGGAATTCCTCCCTTCGTAATCACAAGGAGCGTAACGGATAAAAAAGCCTACGTGAAAATCGAGCCGGAATCCGTTACCGCTGGCGAAACCCCCAGATCGTTTCTGGACAAGTTGATCGGCTCCATTTCTTTCGATCCCCTTAAATTCATTAACGAGGATTCCAAAAAACAAAAAGACACATTACTTCGATTGATTGGAATCGACCCGGACGAATGGGCCACAAAAGAAAAAATCGCATTCGACAAGCGCACGGAACTGGGCAGGCAACTCAAAATCGCAGAGGCCAAGGTTAAGGATGCGGTTATTCATGAAGGAGTTGGATCGGAGGAGGTCAAGGTTGGGGAGTTGACGGATAAACTCCAGAAGGCACTCAAAGATAACCAGGAAATCATCAACCGCAAAGAAGCCAATAACCGATTGAAGGCCGATGCACTCGAAATAAAGGAGACTAAGATCCCTACGGTTCGTAACGAGATATTCGACCTCGAAACCAAACTCGCGGCAAAAAAGGAAGAATTACAGGAACTTGAAAATAGTTTAGCAATGAAACGCGAACAACATAAGGCGGAGAAGGATGATCTTGCCCTTACATTCCCAACCGATACCGCAGAAATCGAGGCCGAAATTGCAAATATCGAATCTACCAACGCCAAGATCCGGCACAACAATAAAGTCACAGAGGATGTCCGCGATAAGGATACGAAAAAGTTCTTATATGAGCAGGCCGATAATGATGTGGGGTGTGTTCGCGCTCAAAGATTAAAGTTGATCCAGGAGGCAACCATGCCCATTCCCGGCCTCGCAATTGACGATGACGGGATTTTATACAACTCCATTCCCCTCGACCAATGTTCCGATGGCGCAAAGTTGATGATTGGGGTTGCGATTTCAATGGCCCTGAATCCAACTATGAGGGTGATTCAGATAAAGGATGGATCTCTCCTCGACAAGAAAAACATGGAATTATTGAGAAAGGTTGTCAAGGATAAGGATTTCCAGCTCTGGGTAGAAAAGGTCAATGATATTGATGGGTACGACGCTTCTGGAAAAATTGGAATTTTCGTATCGGAAGGTGAAATCCAATACGTTGACGGGGTGAAGGTTGAAAAAGAATGTGCTCCCAAGGTCGAAAAGAAATCCAAATCTGAATCCACAAAAGTAATTACAGATCCCAAAGTCGATGAGGAGTGGTAGCCATGAAACACGAACCCGATCTATCCCGAATGTCCAAGACAATGCTCCAATCGGAATTGAATGCTTATAACCTTTTGATATTCTTAACTCCAGATCAAAAGGAATACATGAATCGATTAGAGGCGGAAATAAACAAACGAATCGAAGATGAATGCATAAACGACACTCAGGAGGTGTGAAAATGGCAAAGGAAGCGACAAAAATCGATCCCAAGGAAGTCGTAACAATCCCGAAACCCAGATTACTCAAATCGCGCAAACAGGCCAAGAAATCCGATCCCAAAGATAACCACATCGCGGATGCAATCATCTCCATCGCAGGGGTAGCGATGATAATCCCTTGCTTGTTTTATGGAGTATTTGTATTCATCGGAGCCGGGTTTAAATCAGCCCTGGAAGCATCATTGAAAATGTATAACGATGTAATGCGCGATGCGGAAAAGTGGAGCAAATAATAACTATCGTCAATCCGTGAGGCCATAAAATGCCAACAACTGCCGGACGAAATCCCGATCAATGGAGCCATAACTTGTACTCACTCAAATTAATCAAAGCAGATAATGTTGTTGTTGGGGATGTGTTGGAGCATCCGAATTTACAGGTGTTTAGGAGGGTGGTGACGATTGAAAGACAGTTTGGGCGGATTTATTTTTTGTTTGGGGATTCGCAACCCAGGACCGCGCTTATGGATGATCTGGTAATTGTGGGGAGGGTGGATGGATGAAAGCGACCCCTCGTACCGCCAACGACATCGGCAAATTAACCTGTGAATACAAACTTAAGCCATTCAAATTCCCAGACGGGTTGATAATTCTCCAAGACACCCGTGAGCAGATTCCATTATTTACCCGTATTCCCAAAGGACTTACGATCCGATCCGAAAAACTTGACACGGGAGACTATAGCATTGTGGGGTTCACGAAAAACTTCTGTGTCGAGCGGAAAATGATATCCGATTTATTATCCTTCTGCACAACAGAACGCGATAAAACCAAACAGAAACTCGAACGGATGGGGAAGATGGATTGGTCTGCATTGGTAATCGAGGCCAAAGAATCCGACCTGTACCGTCCATACCTAAACTCATCCATATCCCCAGAGGTGATCCGGCAGAGTTTGGTATCATTTTCAATTCGTTGGGGAGTGCACATTTACATCGGAAATCGTGAGAATTGTTGTAGATTTATTTTGGATCACTGTATTAAATATTACCGCGTAAAAAAAGAATTATAAAAACATAAAAATAACCCTTGACACAACAATTAATATAATATAATGTAACACCAAAATTACCCAGGGAGGCTCAATATGATTACGTGGATTGCATTGGTGGCCGGGTTATTTATTGGTGCGGTTTTGGGAATTATGGTTATTTGCCTTCTTATTGGGGGGAACAGGGTGACGGAGAATGATTTACTCTCCAAGATCACCGCTCTCCGGCAGCAGGTGGAGGAGAGGGATGGGGAGATTGCGCGGATTACCCAAAACAGAGACGCGTGTGCCAAGGTTTTTGAGATTGACAGACTCCACTCGACAGGCGGGGCTGACGGCAAAAGATGGGGAGATTGTGAATGTCCATCATGCTCCCTTCATCTGTGCTATCAGCAAAGGATTGCCTCTCTCACCGCCGAACGGGACGCCCTCACCACCGACCGCGCTATCCTCGCCGCCAAGCTCTCTGAAATGATCGTCGTGGGGTCCGTCTGCCTTGCCTGCTCGCTGGATGTCAAGAAAGCATACGAGGATCTTGAGTCCAGGATGGCAGCGATGACCGCCAACATGAGCAGGAGCAGCGTGGATATCGAGCGGGAGAATTTCAGGCTGAGGGAATTCGCGGACAAGGTAGAGATCGCCTATCCCGATTTCTACGAGCACCATAAAGCCGCATTGGAGGGAGGGAAGGAGCCAACAATGGATTCCACCTACCATGACGGAAGTAATCACCCTGTATGTCATAAGTGCGGATTCTGTAAAATATGTGGAGACTGTGAGAAATACGGATGTGGAAAGGAGAAACCATGAATCCACTAAATCATGCCAGCCTTGAAGCCAGCCTGCGTCTTGATAAGGCAGGAATTGTGCTAGAGACGGAGCAACACCTACGTGTACAGGATTTGAAAACTTTTCAATGGAAAAACATACCACGACCATCAATGGCCGAGGTGTGGAGGGAGTTGCCGGAATCGCTTCCCGGCGCGATAACAGACTGGTCATTGGAATTATTGAAGCAAGGGGACGAGACCTTGGTGTGCTATTTCAAGGTAGACTTCTGCGATAACTATTCCTCAAAAGGAGACCAACGAAACACCAACCCCACCGACGCTCTGATCGACCTGAGAATCTGGATCGAAGAGCAGAAAGGAAAGAAGTCATGAAAGTCACCGTGGAGATTAAGCGTTGCAGTCAGTGCCCACATTCTACGGATAGTGATTCTCTCCACAGCGATCCTTTCACTGATAGTCCATACCCTGTCAGGTGGTATTGTAAACACAAAAGTCTCGACAGGTTTATGTTAGTGCAAAGAGACAAGATAAGCACGGACTGCCCATTAAGGAGGAACCCATGATCGACCAACAAGTTATCGACCTGCTCACCCTGCTCAAGCCGGAGATTGATAAGGCGATGGGGGAGTGGCAAGACGGTGATAAAGCCTACAGAGAGAGAGCTGGAATTGGCATCTATATTAACAGGGGATATGATGAAATAATCTTCAAATCGGGCAGCATATATCTTCCAGATGACCTCGAATTGATCCGCATCCCCCCTCCTCTCCCTCTCCCCGGACAGGAGGCGGGGAGGACGCTGTGGGAGATGGTGGAAGGAACTGACAGGAAGGTAAAGCTAACCCATACCACAGACGGGTTATATGTCGTATCGGTATTGGTACCGGCACAGGGAATCACCACTTGCGAGGCCGACACTCCCTACTTGGCCCTGTTGAAAGCCTTTGCGCGGCAGCATGGGAAGGAGGTTTGATGATGGTAATAGACTTTCCGGAAATGGCCTTGATTGCCATTTGTTTGGTTATTGCAATCGGAATCCTTTACGAAAGGTGGTAATCCAATGACCCCAACCCTCACCGACCTTGCGCGGGAGTTTTGTAGGCAGAATGGGATCGCTTTCCATGACGTGCCCCCTACGCCTGACAATGAAGGGTTCGCTCATTATGTCTGCTCCTGTGGGGTTGAGTTTTTCGCTCCAAGGGATTCCATTAGGCATCAGAACAAGCAAAACCCCGACCTCCTCGACGCCCGGACGGTGCTTGATGTCTGCAAAGGGTGGAAGGGTTGGTCCGCCTTCCATCGAACATTCGGATCACGCGAAAGAACTATTATCGAGCCAGACGGAAATGAAACCGTGATCGGCGCAGAGATCCCAATCGACTTCATGCAAGACCGCACCGAGGGCAAGATGCTGCGTTGTGCCGTGGAATGGAGGAGGGAGCATCCATGAATTGCGAGGGATGTATTTTCTTGGGAAAAGTCTTCGAACATCTTGCCAATTACGAAGGAACAAAGGAGTGGAGAGAATGTAAATATCTGCTTCCATATTTTGCAACTCCGAAAGCTGTATCGGTTGAACATGAACACCGATGCTATGTAAGGGAGGAGGCCCAGCCGACCGGGGGAATACTTCTTAAGAGTGGAGAGCCAGAAGCCCTCATCATGGTCGCGCTGATGGAGGCCATTCAAAAGAAGGGACCGGACGAATGGCGGCGGTTCTGCGATTTTGCGTGGGGATGCTACTACAGGGACCGCAAGACATCCGGCAGCACCATCGACTTTATCGCATGGCTCATGAACCCGCCCACCTTCTGCGAGGTCGCGGGGGAGTGGGTGGGAAAGGAGGGGTGAGATGATGTTTACTGATAACCAACTTTTATATGTCGCTAAGAAAGCAAATCAGCAGGGTGGCAGAGGGAAACGGTTGGTGTCCATAATTCTCCCGATATCAGCAACGGACGGGGAATTCGACTTTAAATTCGTTTACGACATCCCGGAACAGAGCGCGTCGGATAAAGATTGGCGGGACGAGTAAATTCCCAGAAAGAGTGCGATCACATTAATGGGGGTGGGTCACACGAAAACACCGCACAGCGAATTCCGGCTGGCCTCTTTCTGGGTCTTGCAGACGGCTAAAAATTTACTTGACAGTAGACCACTTTTAGTATATAACCGTATCCAATAAAACCTGATAGGAGAAAAATCAATGTCATTATCAATTCTTCACTGTTTGCGTTGCAATCATTCCTGGCCTACAAAAGATAAATCGAAAGTTAAGGTCTGTCCCAAATGCAAATCTGCTTACTGGAATGTCCCCAAAAAACCACCCAAACAAACCAAATAAATCTTCACTGAGTTGCCATAGACTATGGAGGGAAATTTATGAAAAATACTCTTTGGAGGTTTGAAAGATGCGTGCAGAAGCGAGAGAAAAAGGAACGGATGAATTGTGGGATGAGTTAGAAAAAAACAATGCTGCTCTTTTAAAAGAAGAATGGTGGAAGGAAATCAGGACAGATAAAATTCCATTCTGCCCTCGACCAAAAGGAGGGAAGCGGATAGATTTTTTTGCCTACAGCAACTTCCCAGATATGGCCTTGGAGATTAAAGAGGCGTTCTATGGGTTCAAGCATACTGGAGATGTCCATCGAACGGCTCATTATATCGGGATGTATTTATTGCGTGAAAAATACGTTAAAAATAAAGAAGAGCAACCGCTGGATGGGTTCATGGTAGCCACAAAAGAGATAATGCGTCGAGGCGTGGAACGAAAACGAATGCAAGAGGATTTCATGGGGTGCTTCGACCAGTGCATAGACGGACTCATGACTGCCGAAGAATTAGACAGCGTGAGGAAGAAAATGGGAGCATCGATAAAGGATGAAGAGACTCAGCGATGGTTTGAGTCAATGACGAACTCCGTTATGAATGATGATACGGAGGTAAATAAATCCAAAAATCGCCAAAGAATGCGTGAGGTTAGGACAAAAATGGCAGGGTTAAGGCTGGTCTCGGACCGGGAGCGTGAAAGCGCGGAAGGGTGATTGTGTTGATGTGTGATTACGTGTTTATGTGGGAGTGTGATTGTGTGGGGGTTGTGCAAATAAGGCTATATAGGGAAAAAGTGTGGGACTGTGAGACCCGTGCGTGCACGCCTCCCACAATATAATTATAATTAGAATTAAAAATATATAGGGAGCGGAAAATGACCCACAAGGAATTGGTAGCAAGGGTGTCTAAGTGGTTAAGGAACACAAAAAGATGCCCTGTTGTTTTTCAAGACCTATACACCTATGCTGGTGAACGACCAGATGTAATCGGATTTTTCTCAGACGGGACAAGCCTCCTGATCGAGTGTAAAATTTCTCGTTCCGATTTTATTTCGGATATTAAAAAGCCACATCGCGCTTTTGATGAAAACGGAATGGGCGATACCCGATATTATGCCACGCCTCATGGCGTACTGCGCTCAGAAGAGGAGATTCCAAATGGATGGGGTTTAATAATCGTCAGAGAATATTCTATAACCATCACCAAACATCCCACGCAACGAGAAAGCGTAAATAAGCGAAGCGAGGTTTTAATGCTTTCGTCCGCTATCCGTAGGTTACAATTATCGACCGCCGTGTTCATAAGGCAGGATGAAGAAGATTTGCAAAATCAAATTCCAATAGAAAAAAGAGCATCAAAAAATTGGACAAGCACATCCGGGGAATCCTTGGATGATGAGATGCTTGATAGTTGTGGAAAATTCTAACCCAGAAACGGAGAAATCTAATGCCCTCACTGACCACCATCCCACCCAATTTCCGCTACTACATTTCCAAGCTCCCCATTATCGAATTGGCGGATAAATTCCACGTCTCGACTCCAACAATTCATTCCTGGGTAAAACGAAAAAATCTGGATGCGAAGATCCCCCGGAAAAACGGAGTCGATAAAATCATGGTGAGGGAATTGTTGGGGGAAGGGAGAAGGGTAATGGAGGTCGCTGGAATGGCGGGGTGTTCGAGAAGGAGTGTTGAGTTGGTAAAGAGGGGGATAAGAAATGATAAACGAGTCCGATAATAGATTGATTTATTATGCACTTGGCTATTGGGCAAATTGGATCGAAACAGGAAATATTACGATGTCGGCTGCGGATGCGATTAATTGCGGAGAGAGAAATAAGTTGCAATCATTGACTCTCGAACAACAGAAATTTGTAACAAGGTTGAGAGATTTAGCAGCTAAGCAGATCTTTTAGGGAGTGGTAAATGGGAAAATTCGATAATACCGAAATCCAGCGTGAGTGTAAAACCGCATCGTTCAAGATTACAAAAATCCGGAATGGACTATCTGAAATAATGATTGGTCGAAAGGCGAAAATCACTTCCAACTACAACGGGCAATCGTGCGGTGGAAGATCCAAACCATCATTAAAAGGAAAGGTGATTACGATCAAGGATGTTTTTATAGGATCGGATAGCTGTCAAATTTGGGATGGTGACATCAACCATTGTTTTATCCCGGTCGAGGAAGTTGAGTTTATCGACGCTGAGTGATTGTCCAAATTGGGGTGGATTTCTACGGAGAATTACCTGTGAGCGATTTTTACCCCTTTGTGCGATACACAGGAGCCATAAATCAACCTGAGTCGATTTTGGAAGAAAAATGAAAAGCCATAAACCATGAAACGATCCGACATATCAACCCTGACGGTCTTGTCTGCCGCGTTCATGTCTCATTCCATTAAGCAATGGATGACGTGGGAATATATTTTCCGCGCAATGAGTTATCCTCCAAAAATAATTTATGCAGCAATCCAAAGGGAGGTTGATCGGGGATATCTTGATTACGGTGTTTCGTTAAGGACGGCATTTTTGACAGAAAAGGGAATCGAAAAATTAAACGGATTACTGAAAGAATATGAATATGAAAGGCCATAGACCATGATTCCAATCTACTCGCCGGAGGAAGCCAAGAGTCGGTTATCAAAATTCCGAGACTCAAGGTTTCGCCTCCATCAACAAGAGACAATCGAATTCGTAATGTCATCCGATAAAAAGTTCCGGGTAGTCGCAATGCCAACCGGAGGTGGAAAGTCATTAATCGGCATGACTTGCGGCGTGATGGCTGGGCAAGCGAACTATCTCTGTTCCACAAAGATCCTCCAAACTCAGCTTGTTCAAGATTTCTCCGAGGCAAGATCCCTCTGGGGTAGAGGTAACTATGAGTGTTTATTAGATAAATCAAAGTTCTGTGACCAATGTGCCTCAACCGAATCCAATCCATGTCAATATTCAGATTTATGCATCTATCGAGTAGAAAAACAAAAGGCAATTCAATCGTCATTACGCATACTCAACTATTCCTACTTTCTTGTTGAGACGCAATTTAGCGGTAGGTTTTCTGGCACACCTTTAACCATTATTGATGAAGTTGACGCTCTCGAATCAACGTTAATCGGCCACATTGCCCTATCCTTTACTGAGCGATCACTATTCCGCCTTGGTATGGAATCCGGCCCAACACGCAAAACAGTTACAGCCAAGGATGGCCTTGATAGTTGGCAAGAATTTGGCACGGAGGCGATGAGGCGATCATTGGCAATTTCAGAAACCATCTCAAAAGAAATTGATTCGTTCGACAAGATTACAGAGGATTGGCAGTTCCAGAAACTTCGGGAACGTGACCATTACTACCACCTATTCGAGCGATCCCAAATGTTCATCAATAACGTAGACCGGGACTGGATTATGGAATATCAGGAACGATCCGGATCACGGCAAGCGGTTACGACATTTCGCCCATTATGGATTACGAATGAGTTGGCTGAATCATTTCTGTGGTCAAAGTCCAGCAATTTTTTATTGATGAGTGCGACATTGCTTCCCAAGCCTGTGTTCTGCAAAACCCTTGGTCTTGACCCTGATGAAGTTGATTGGATGTCCGTACCGTCCACCTTCCCAATCGAGCGGAGACCAATCAATATTTGGCCGGTTGCAAACGTTACCAACAAAACCCTTGATGATGCCGTACCGAAACTAGCTTCCGGAATAAAACATATTTTCTCCCTTCATCCAAATTCTCATGGGCTGATCCAGGGGGTTTCGTATTCCCTTTGTAAACGTGTGGCCGATGAACTCCAATCCGACCGTATAAAAATTCACACCCCCCAAGATCGTCAGGCTGTGTTAGATGAATTCATGGGAACCAAAGACAATACCGTACTTATGTCTCCATCGATGGAGCGTGGAGTGTCGCTGGAAGGCTCAAAATGTGAATTTGTAATTTGGCTCAAGGCTCCATATTTAAGTTTGATGGATCGTGTGGTTAGTCAACGATTGTACTCAGGGAATATCGGTAAACTCTGGTACAGATCCGCGATGATGTTATCTGTTGTTCAAGGCTGTGGTCGCGGCATGAGAAGCAAGGACGATTTCTGTGTCTGTTATTTGATTGACCACCAGATCAACAAAGTTTACATGGAAAACCCATCTCTGTGGCCGGATTGGTTCAGGGATGCGATTACATGGAGCGATTCACCATTCATGGAGGATTAACATGCTCAACCCCGACTCAATAATAACTTTTGGAATGTATCGCGGACTTCCATTATCCAATCCATCCATCCCGCTCAATTATATCAAATGGATTGCGAAACGAGGCTCATACCAAGAACCCAGAAATAAACACGGAGACGCGAGTTGGAAGGTACCAATCGATTTAATGGTATTAGCCCGAAGAGAATGGGAACGCAGAACAGGTCAGAGATGGGAGGGGTAGCGGAGACATTGAGGGTTATGCACGGGGTGCCACGGGCGGCACTTCGCGCGGCGGGACGCGCAGCACAGTCCCGTAGCCGCGCTTGTCTTTTGCCGTCCCGAACCGCCTTGTGTGTAACCCGGAACTCGATTTAAAATATTATCTAAAATTGTAGGAAGATTTTTCTTGACAATATAATAAAGTTGATTTAATCTACACCCAACTTAACAGGCTGGTCACATTTCCACGGCAACCCAGGCCGATAACTGGGAGGTCTGAGGCAGGCGGTGCCTCTAATTTTTGGAGTGGCGGTGGGGCGCGAAATTAAATTGTTGCCCGACAATTTTCACCCCACGCGCCACCATTTTTACAGGAGCTATAAATGAAAAAAGTTCAACCCAATCCAACCCCACTTTCCATGACCAAACGTGGTCGCCCGGAGATTGTTGACCGGACGAAACTTAAAACCCGTACCATGACGATTTGCCTGACTCCGGATTTGCACAAAAAACTCGCCAAACTTGCCACCAAGCACAATCAGAAACCGGCAGCGATGGCGAGGATATTGATTGAGTCCGGGGTCACGGTTTAGAAATTTTACGGAGCACGGTATGGACTATCTCATGTCCAAACAATTAGCAGACGGGGTATGCGAGAAATGTTTTTCCTTCGGCGGTATATGTGAGCGTACCGACCCGGCGTTCCCGAAATCCACCAAACCAATCCCATACCCTGTCTGCTTATCCACCCTCCATCCGTCAGTCGGTTATTGTACCCATGCTCCAACAAAAATTTCAGCAGCATCTCAGAAATCCCGGCCCACAGCTCCAAAATCCAAATCCACGAAATCTAAAAAGGTAATCGTCTATCTCGGATCTCGCAAGGTCGAGCAGGCTCATTTCAACGACTATCTCAAACAACTCAAACAGGAAAAGAAAGGGAGGAATTTATCAAATGGGTGAGGCAATCAGGGTGGAAAAGTTCGGACAGCAAGCAAGAGTAAATCGACAGGAACCCCAGCCTCAGCAAATCCAGATCGATCTCAAAAACGCGATCCCCAAAACCTGCAAATGCGGATGCGATCTTTTTACCCAGGCAATCAAATTATTCACAGTATCGGCCCTCGTATCTCCAACCGGCCAGGAATTATTGGCCCAAAAACCCGTTTTAGTATGCAAGTCCTGCGGGGAAGTTTTATCATGATAACCTACTTCATCCCTCTCGGACTATTAACCCGGCCACTGATCCAGCAACAATCCACATTTCCAAATCATTTTAATCTCCCCAAACCAACCCGCGCAGAATCCGAGGCAACATTTCATTTATTGGGCTGTGAATGCCCTAAGTGCAACCAATCGTGCAATCCGGTATGGAGGCCACAGCCAAAGTGATCAATCCTATCCAATTTATTCTTGCATGGTTCGGGTACGTTAAGATTCCCATTGAGGTGGTCCAGATTAGTATGGCCCAAGAAAGAGCTTTTCAGATAATTATTGATAAGTTTGAATCAAACGGACACAAATTAATTGGCTACAGGAAGGCTCTGGAAGCGCAAAAATCCATGACAGCATTTCTTAGAAGCGGGAGATTGATATCAACTACCTAACCCAACCCAATCCATTTCAACTTTCACCACCTGGAGGTTTATCATGGATCTAAAATGTTCTTACCCAGACTGCAATTCCACCTTCCATTTTTCGGGCCGAGGCCGCGTACCTCATTATTGCATCCCTCACCGTGTCCAAATCAACCGGGAGAAGGCCGCAGGGTGGCACAGGGCGCATTATAAACTCTGTCGCGACCGATTAGCCGCCTCCAACCTTCCAATCGATCCCGAAGCCACAATCCGCCCGTTAAAGTCTCATTTATTTCTCGGCCCAGGATTGTTCGAGTCCACTGAAACGCTCTTTAATCACGCTTTATTCGTTAAAGCCCGATCCCTCAACCAACCAATCGATTATGTACGCACCCAATGGATCAACGGTCAGGCAGGCCGGGAATTCCTGCGCTCATTCATGAACCCGGCTCACTGTTAATTATTATTTTAAACATCAGCCCTATCCCATAGACTATGGAGCAATCATGAAAGACAAATACATCCGCCACTCAATCCACGGGTTTATCCTCTGGCAGGGTGATATCAATTCCCCCACGCACAAATTCATGTCCGACTATATTATCAAGAAATTCGGAGGCCACACAATTTCAGCAGGATTTGTGTACTGGGACAATGGCACTCCCTCATGCTGCGGGTTCAGTCAATCGCTCAACAAAGAATCACACCGAGACGATACGAAATTATTGTGCGAGAGGTATGGGATTAAAAATGAGAATTAAAAAATAAAATTTTAAAATTTTACGACCAGCGGTATGGGGATTTTTATTCACCCCGGTATGTCAGATTTTTACGGAGGACGGTATGGAGGGAGATCGAATTTTTACGGGACATGGTATGTCAAAAAATTGACTCAATATCCCAAACGAGATGGATAGAAAATATCCAACGTAAAAACCTATGAAGGAAAAATCATACGTTCGGAAATCGCACGACATGAAACTTGAAATCTGAAATCTGAAATTTCAGGCGTTTCGGATTACGAAACTATTCCAAACGGTCCAGGATTGTCCACGTTCAATTTTCTATTACATTAATCACCGGACCATTAATCATAACATAATAATTCAACCACGGGCAAACTTGAGAGGAATTAAGGTGGTTTTATAAAGTAGATTAAATTGGAATTTCGGCCTGGATTTTTAGGGAATTTTGGCAATAAAAAACGGGGACCGTTATCTGATCCCCGTTTCAATCCCCCTTTCCCCCTCTCGATTATTTCACCTTATACTCCCCACCATCCCCCAATTTCAGGAGGAGGCATATCACGATTAATAAAACTAATTCCATGGCCTCCTCCTATCCCATCAATGCCGATTTCATTTCGATCATACTCGTGTTTTTGAGTAAACAATTTTCAATCCACGACAAGTCTGGATTGTATTGAGTTTCTGCAATAATTGCATCGGTCCCATGATCTTCCAATCGGTCCAAGCAATCAACCGCGCGGCCATAGAACCGATGCTTGTGTCCGCATGTTCCCTCTGGATGCAAAACGATATATTTTGTTGAGCCTTTGAAGTTTTTCATCGGATATCATTCCCCCTTTCTAATCGATTGGACGGCCATACGCTTTCATGATGATCCACCCTGATTGTTACCCATACATATTCACAGTTATTGATATTTTCATGCTTTACGGTACTCACGTTGGTAACAATCCCTTCTCCGGGCGGATTCCCCATATCTTCCGGGAATTTTACCTTATCCCCGGATTTCAATTTCAACGCATTTCGGATATCCATTTTATTTTCCCCTTTCTATTTCAATAGTTAAGTCAATTTTCCCTGGAAACCCCCCTATTACATCCATCGATGGTTCAACATATATCCGCCGTCCGAATGCCAATGCGTATTGACTTCCCTCTGATTACCGTCTTTATCGCTGGTTATTCTTTCATTTTTGTTCGGTGTATAATCCCGGTCCCTATTGCTATGGTCGTTCGATCCACAACCTTCTCCGACACACCCAAACCCTTTCGGCCACAGTGCCCTCGACAATGCATACACAGCCGCAAATCCCATATCCATGCCGCAGCCGTCCATTTGTATTCCCTCGTGTTTTTGATTGTACCTATACCCCGTAGCCAATGCCGCAGACCACGAAATCCTAAGCGGAACATTGTCCCGGATGACATATAGATCAATAACTCTCATCATTCCGGATTTACTTACGTGGTCCAATTTTGTGTAAACCGTGTAGAAATCCCTGACCTTTTGATAATCATTAATCGGAGGGTTATCGAAATATTTCCTAATTGACGCGGTTGCTTCCAGTTTTCCTGTTCTGTTTTCTTCATGATTCAATTCCCCTTTCTATTTTCTATGGGTTATGGTGATTTATTTCAACAACTTTCCAATCATTTCTTTACTGAATTCAATTGCTTTATTCCTTGCCTCCGTTTCCGTTAATCCGCTTGACAAGGTAAACGATTTTGATTCATTCCAATCATAAATTCCCTTGTTATATATTTCGACATCATATCCCGGTTCATCCTTATCTGATAACCAGTTTGTAATTCTAATAACAAGGTCACGTTTACGTGTTTCAACTTCTTTAACTTTATTTTTTGGCCATGATG